TTTTCTTTCATTAATATTCCTTGATGAGTTTATTAAGAGAGTTTTGATTTCTCCTTTTAAACTTTATACCATGTATGATTATTGGAGTCATAATAGAGCAGTAGCAAAAGCTGCTAGAGAGGCAGAATTAAATCCTCCTGTATTACCTAATTCCCCATTTGATGATGAGTGAACTTAAAGATTGGTTGAATTCTATTAACTTTACTAAGGAAGATTTGTCTTATGATATAAGTACATATCCACCTTATGTTATTAACAGATGTCTCTCTGGTTTCATTGATACTATAATGTATTCTAATGAAATGAATAGGTATCATAACTTAGATAAGGACATGCAATATTCATTTTATCTAAATAGTGTGAGGAAACGGAAGAGATTTTCTCCCTGGCTCCGAAAAG